GGGATTATTCCATATCTCAAACTATTTGAGTCAGCGGTTAAGGCTACAAGTCAGAATGGTATTCGTGGTGGTAGTGCCACAGTGAATATTCCGTTTTGGCACTATGAAATTGAAGATGCAATGGTATTGAAAAATAACGGTGGAACTGATGACAATAGAGTTAGGAAACTTGATTATTGTATTCAGTTCTCCAAAGTATTCTACGAAAGACTAATTAAAGATGAAGAGATTACACTACTATCTCCATCAGAATGTGAAGGTTTATATGATGCTTTTGGTCATGAAGAGTTTGATAATCTATACTTGGAATATGAGTCTCGTAACAACTTGCAGTTTAGTAAAAAGATTAAAGCAAGAAAACTAGCAGAGTTATTTGCAAGAGAAAGGTTAGAGACTGGTCGTATTTACGCAATGAATGTAGACCATTGCAATCAAAATGGCAGTTGGGATGTTGATGTTAAGATGACAAATCTTTGTGTAGAGATTACACATCCGACGAAACCGTTGAATCATATTGATGATCCAGAAGCAGAGATTGGTATCTGTATCTTATCTGCTATTAATCTGATTGAAATTAATAATGATGATGAGTTGCAAAAGGCATGTGAGATTACAATTAGATTGCTTAATGCACTGATCGACTATCAAGATTATCCTATTAAGGCAGGTGAAACTTTTACTCTTAATCGTCGTTCATTGGGGGTCGGTATTACTAATCTTGCTGGTTTTTTAGCAAAGAATAAGCTATCTTATTACACTCCAGAAAGTTTAGAAATTGTTGACGAATGGATGGAAAAGATACAGTATTATTTACTTGATGCTTCCTGCAAGGTAGCAGAAGAAAGTGGTGCCTGTCCCAAGTTTGATGAGACAAAGTATGCACAAGGGTTATGCCCATATGATTGGGCAAATGACAATGCAAAAAAGATTGTAAAAAGAAAACCCTCTATGGATTGGAAGGGTTTAAAGAAAAGAATTAAAGAACATGGGTTGAAAAACTCTACTGTTAGTGCTATAATGCCATGCGAATCGTCAAGTGTTATTCAAAACAGTACTAATGGTATAGAGCCAGTAAGAAGATTGCTTACATATAAAAAAGCAAAGAATGGAATGCTGAAGCAATTAGTTCCCGCATTTCATAAAAATAGAAAGTATTATGATTTGGCTTTTGATTTCCAAAGCAATAAACCTTTGATGGACATGATTGCTACTTTACAGAAATGGATTGATATGTCTATTTCAACTAACAGTTATTACAATTATGCTCATCATGAAGGCGGAAGTATTCCGTTGAGTGTTATTATTAAAGATTTAGTTTATGCATATAAAGTAGGAGTAAAAACTTTGTATTACGCGAATAGTCCAGACGGTGATGTTGATGCTACTAGTGGTTGTGATGGTGGAGGTTGCTCAGTATGACAACAGTATTTAATAAAAAAAGTGTAGACACTACAACTCAACCTTTATTTCTAGGTGAACCTTTGGGTTTGCAAAGATATGATAGGTTTAAATATCCAATATTCTGGGATCTATATAATAAACAAGTAGAATTCTTTTGGCGACCAGAAGAGATTGAACTTAAGAAAGATAGATCAGACTTCCAAACACTCACAGATAATGAGAAGTTTATCTTTACTTCTAATCTGAAGTATCAGACTATGCTTGACAGTGTTATCTGTCGTGGTGTTCCCACATTGCTTGAGCATGTTAGTAATCCTGAACTGGAAGCATGTCTAAATGTATGGGGTTTCTTTGAGCAAATCCATAGTACTTCATACAGCTACATTATTAAGAATGTATATGCAGATCCAAGTTCTGTATTTGATTCTACATTGAAAGATAAAGAAATCCTTAAGAGGGCAGAGAGTGCTATTGAGGATTATAATAAACTAAGTTATGGTCAATATGACGATATAAAAGAACAATTGTATATGACTCTTATCAGTATTAATATCTTAGAAGCAATTCGCTTTTATGTTTCATTCATTTGTTCTTTTGCTTTTGCTAAGAATAAAAAGATGATTGGTAACGCAGATATTATTCGTTTGATTAAGAGAGATGAGGCAATTCATCTATATAATACTCAAACTATCTTGAATATCTTAAAAGATGAAAAGTCTGAAGGTTTTCAAAAAGTAGTTAAGAAGTGTCATGATGATGCGATTGCTATGTTTGAAAGGGCGGCGAATGAAGAAAAGGAATGGGCGTCTTACCTATTTAAGGATGGATCTTTGATTGGTTTGAATGAAACCACTTTACATGGTTACATTGAGTGGTTAGTTGATTCTCGTCTTGAGCATCTTGGATTTCCAAAGATTTATAATGTAAAGAAGAATCCTATTAAGGGTTGGTCTGATGCATTTATGAACAGCGAAGCAGTTCAGGTTGCACCTCAAGAAAGTGAGATTACATCCTATAAAATTGGTGCATCTAAAAATGATTTAGATGATTTGAGTTTTGATGATTTAAGTTTATGAGGTAAGAAATGTTTACAAAAGTGGTTCCTGAAGTTGGTAAAATGACTACCATTGAAAATTGGAATGCTCATTACAATGCTGAAAAAACCTACCGTCATGTTAGAGTTTTTATTGGCAAGAATAAGATGCATTTGTTGTTTACTGATAAAGACATTGAAAAAGCAATTCATAGAACACAGAAGAACAGGGATGATATTCAAGAACAAATCCCTGAAGATAAGACGATCCCAACACCTACTCTTTGGTGGGCGTTATATAGCAGTGTAGTCACTGTAGGTTTGGTTTCAGCTTTGCTGGCACGATTTTTGGGGTACTAATATGCAACACCAACCCGCACTGGTTTTGAATACAGACGGGATTCCATTGAGGGTTATAAGTTGGAAAAGAGCGATTTGTTTGGACATTTTAGGAAAAGAGATACCAGAAGAAGGTATTACTGTACTAAAATACTACGATGATTATGTGAAGTCTGCTGGGGGTCTTGAGGTTCAAATACCAGCAGTAGGTATGACTAATAGATATATTAATGTTAGTAAAAAAATACCTTTAACTAAACACAATCTTATGGTCAGAGATAAAGGTAGATGTCAATACTGTTATGAAAAATTATCAGATAGTATATCTACCATTGACCATGTTATACCTAAAAGAATGTATAATAAGAAAGCTGATTGTCACATTTGGGAGAATGTAGTTATTGCATGTAGGTCTTGCAATATCAAGAAAGGTGGAAGAACGCCGGGACAGGCAGGGATGCCTTTAATTAACAAGCCATATGAGCCAAACGCTTACAATTTTTGGGGTTTCAAAAAACTTCCAGAATGGGAAGAGTTTCTAGGGTATAATTAATGAAGAGAAAAGATGTCTGTGATAACTGTAAAAGAAAGATAGGTCATAAAGAAAAGGTTACGGTTATCATTCCAAGTGTAGAGGCTTCTACTAAGACCTCAGAAGAAGATACTATGCATTTGAAACTATCTAAATACTCTTTGACTACTAGAGCAATGAAAGTCTATTGTTCTAAGTGCTTGAATCCAAAGGATTACATAGGAGATGAAGATGCCTAGATATACATTTGTGTGTGAAGATTGTGGAGAATATTCAGAGATGGTTTCGTCTATTTCTGAGTATGACAATTCACTCGCAGAATATGAATGTCCACATTGTAAAAGTAAAAATGTTGTTAGATCTTATGAGGATGATAACACTTATTGTTCTGTAAAAGAAATTAAAACCATGATGCAGCTTGCAGAAGCTAATGAAAAAAAGTATGGTAAGGAGCTTACTGCAAAGATGAGAGAAGAGCATAAAACAAAGCGTAAGGAAGGTATGAAACAGTTACCTAAAGGTATGAGTAGAATTAATTCTGCTAGTGATATGAAAGATAACTATACAAAAGCAGACTGGAAAAAGAAAGGAAGACTTAAATGAGTGAGCACATAATTAGGCAAAATAAAGACAGGGCGAATCCTCTTAGAGAACCTAAAGTAAATGAAGTTTATTTGTATACTATTAGTAGTAGGCAAGACTATGAAGATGAAGATGGTAATTTCAGGATAGAGTCCATGGACTTACAAAAGGCAAAACAGCATCCATATATTCATGCTATTCAGACTCCTAATAGATTTATGGTAAAGGTTGGTCAGAATGGCAGACTATTCAATCCTTACGGTCTTTATAGCGAGGGTATGGAGACTAAGCAAAGGGTTGGTAGACCCACTTGGAAGTTCATAACGACTAACGAAAATAACTTTAAGAACTATGTAAAATTTTTGACAACTAAGAATGAAATATTTCTAAAGAATGCGGAGAGGGAGATTATCTAATGGCAAAATTTGCAAATACAAAAGGACTAAGTAAGCAAGAAAAGTTTATGATTCAGGGTATGATTATTGAAGATAACTCTGTAGAAGATATTGCTAAGTATCTTGATCGGGAACTAGGGTTAGTAGAGACTTTTATTGAAGATATGAAGCCTGAAGAAACTCAAGAAACTGTGAGTCAACAAGTCCCGAAGACTTCACATATTATCAATAAAACTGCTAATGGTAACAAAGGTATTGTCGCTATGACTCCAGTAGCATCTGAAAGGGCTGATGCCAATCGTAAAAAGGGTAGGGGTGTTCATACTGCTAAAAGTGCAAAATATACACATAAGATCAAATGACTAAAAAATACGAAAGTAAATATCAGTCTAGACACAATCCCGGTAAAAAAGTTACATTGGGACAATGGATGGCTGAGTTGATGTGTGAAAGAAAAGCACAAGCTGATGAGAATAAGGAACTGCCACGCAGGTTTTGGATTGAAAAACACAAAGATAAAGAATCTTATCAAAAGTGGCAACCTTATCTCAAACGCCAAGTGTATACTGCATATAGACTAATTGATGAATATGGTGATGATAAGGTATTACAGTTTGTAAGAAACAATAGAAACATATACTCCCTGACTCCTAAGTGGGTTAAGGATAAGTTGGCACAGTATCAGATTCCTAAAATTATTAAACCTGATACAGATGATACTCCCGTAAAGTATAAAGAGAATCCTACTTGGAGTACTGACAGAATTAAGAAGAAAAGCTTATATGATAAGTTTGATTAATCTTGCGTTACTAAAAGTCTGAGTTTCGCCTGTTCTTAAGACAAACGCAAGGCATGACAAAACAGGCACTTTTTATTAGGAGAAAAAATGACAGTGGCAGAGAATCCGTTATATAAAGATTTAGTAAAACAGTTTGGCGATGCATTGCATGATGCAGCATTTATTACAGAGAAGCCAAAGCAGATCATCTCTGTATCACCGAAGCTAGACCTTGCTCTTGGTGGTGGTGTCCCTGAAGGTTCATTGTTTATTATGACTGGACCTGAAAAGATTGGTAAGACCGTTACGGCACTATCTTTCTGTGCAAATGCACAATCACAAGAAAGATTTGTATACTACGGTAATATTGAAGGTCGTTTGAAGAAAC